TTGTCAGCTCATTCAAGCTGCAAGAAAGCCAAATGGGTTCCAATGCTAGTGAAGCAGATAAGCTGGCACTTGCTGAACAGAAAATTGGGAAGCAAAGCGAGATTGTCGCCCAACAGGTTGAGAATCTTGAGAAACAGCTTGCTCTTGCAAAACAAGAGTATGGCGAGAACTCGACAGAAGTCAATAAGCTAGAAACTCAACTGAATGAGTCCAAGGCTGCCTTCAACGGGCTTGCCAATGAAATGGAGAATCTTGGTGAGTCAGGGAAGAAAGCTAGTAGCGGTCTTGAAGAGACAAACAAGCTTCTGAAAGCTGAGTTACTGAACCAATTCTCTGAGAAGCTATCTGAAATCAGTCAAAAGTTGGTTGATTTTGGAAAGAGCGCTCTAGATGCGTTCCGGGAAATTGATGAAGGAATGGACACTATTGTCACCAAGACTGGTGCAAGTGGAAAGTCCCTTGAGCAGATGCAAGGAATTGCCAATGGCATAGCCACTGAAATGCCTACTGATTTCAGCAAAATCGGGAATGCAGTCGGTGAAGTTAACACCCAATTCGGCCTAACAGGGGATGCGCTCAAAACCACATCTGTTGACATGCTCAAGTTTGCAGAAATCAACGGATCTGACATCACGAATGCAACAATTCAGTCCAAGCAAGCCTTGGAAGCCTACGGATATTCTGTTGATTACCTATCTGATGTACTGGATAGCACCACTTATGTGGCACAATCCACAGGGGTTTCTGTTGATGACTTGATGAAGAAAGCAACAGATGGAGCGCCACAAATCAAGATGCTTGGTCTTGAATTTGATGAAGCTGTCACATTGATTGGTCAACTTGAACAGCATGGGGTTGATTCATCAGCAGCATTGTCAGGAATGACAAAGGCAGCAGGGGTCTACACCAAGCAAGGAAAGACCATGAAAGAAGGTCTCAAAGAGACCATTGAAGCAATCAAGAACAGTAAATCAGAGACTGAAGCAATGGGGATCGCTATGGAGATCTTTGGTGCCAAAAAGGCTCCTCAAATGGTCGATGCCATCAAGCGTGGAGCTTTGAGCTTTGATGAACTTGGAAAAACATCTAAAGAGTCAGCAGGGTTAGTTTCACAAACTTATGAAAGCACTCTAGATCCTATTGATAAATTCACGACAGCACAAAATGGCTTGAAAATTGTCATGGCTGAGGTCGGTGGAGCAATCGCTGAAACATTCGCTCCAGTGCTTGATGTGCTTGTGGGCCTTTTTAAAAATGTCGCGGAATGGGTCAATAAACTACCTGGTCCAATTAAAGAACTTGTAGTTGTATTTGGAAGTGTTGTGACAGTAGCTGGTCTACTATCCCCAATATTCCTCGCATTACAAGCAGCAGCAATGGCAGCTGAAACAACTATAGGTGGACTGATAGCCGCTGCATTACCAATAATTGGAACAGTTGTAGCAGTAGCCGCCGCAATTGCCGGAATTATAGTAGTTATTAAGTATTTATGGGAGACCAATGAGGGATTCAGGACCGCTGTTGAAACAGTCTGGAATGCTATCATGTCAGTCATCAATACTGTTGTTAAGGCTATCTCTGATTTTGTAATGCAAATCTGGGGGACGCTGACAAGCTGGTGGAACGACAACCAACAATTGATCAGGCAGACAGCAGAAACTGTTTGGAATGCTATTTCAGCAGTAGTGACAACAGTCATGAATGTTCTTGGTCCTTTTATTGAAACAGCATGGAATAACATTTCAACCGTAATTTCTACGGTCTGGGACACCATCAAAACCGTAGTAGAAACAGCCATCAACGTGGTATTAGGCATCATTAAGACTGTGATGCAGATCATCAACGGGGACTGGTCTGGGGCTTGGGAGACCATCAAGGGTATTGGTGAAAATATCTGGAACGGGATCAAAAGTATCTGTGAATCTGTATTCAATGCAATGGCTCAAATCTTATCTGGAATTTGGGACACAATTTCCGGTACGGCTTCAACTGTTTGGAACGGGATCAGCTCAACTCTATCTGGGATTTGGGATGGAATCACAGGAACAGTTTCAACTGTATTCAATGGGATTTCTAGCACAATTTCAGGAGTTTGGAATGATATCAGCTCAACCGCTTCAAGCATTTGGAATGGGATCAAAGACACAATTGACACAGCTATCAATGGAGCAAAAGATCTCGTAGGAAGAGCCATTGACGGAATTAAAGGTTTCTTCAATTTCCAATTCAAATGGCCACACATCCCACTACCTCACTTCAAGGCCAGTGGATCACTGAATCCAATGGACTGGCTGAAAGGTAAAGGGATTCCAAGTATCGGAATTGACTGGTATGCCAAAGGTGGGATCTTAACCAAGCCCACAGCATTTGGCATGAATGGAAATAGCCTGATGGTTGGTGGGGAAGCTGGAAAAGAAGCAGTCCTGCCACTGAATGAACGGAACTTGAGCGCCATTGGTCGGGGCATCGCCCAAACAATGGACCCACAAGGAACCGTAATCAACATCAACATCTCTGACAACATCATCAGAGAAGAAGCTGATATTGAGAAGATCGCTAACAAGGTATCTCAGAAGATAGCTGCTGAATTGAGGAGACAGAAAGAATTGAGAGGAGCGCCTGCATGGTAAAGTACAATGAATTGATTATTGATGGAGTTGGAACTTCATCATTTCCATTTGATGTGATCGTGCTTGAAGGCCCTACAATTCAAGTAGGTCTCTCAAAAGACAAGCTATTGAGCCATGATGGAGTGAGTGGATATATTGTTCAGTCGAATCCTCACAGAGAAGCGATTGAAAAGAAATACACTCTTCAACTCATCAACCCAACAGAACTGCAAGTCCTTGAATTTGTCCAATTCCTCTCCAAAAGGAATTTCTGGCTTGAGAATCAACAGAACAAGCTCACAAGATGGTTCTGTTATCAGACAAAGGTGTCTGACACTCAGAGAGATAAAACTAAAATGTATTCTGTGGAAGTGACATTTGTTTGTCACCCCACAAAATACATGAAGAACAATGATGTTCAAACTCTCACTCAAAATGGTGTTTTCAGGCTGCAAGGTAGCTCACTAGCGTTCCCTAAAATCACAATTAAAGGGAACAGCTCATCTGAGACTAGCTTCACGATTGGGAAGCAAACCATCAAACTTGAACAATTATCTGAGAGCGCTGTAATGGTAAATGATCCACAAAATCCAAGCTTTCTTGATAAGAAAGGGAATCTTGTGAAGTGGTCAGGAGACTTCATCACAATTGATGCAAACCAAGCCCAGAAAACTGTCGGTGTGGTTTTAGGGCCTGGCATTCAATCTCTTATTTTTGAAACAAATTGGGGGTGGTTATAATTCTTTATCTATTAGACAGAAATGTTCAAACAGTAAAATGGAATGGCCAGCCACTCCATGAAGCAACAAAAGCAGAAGTTGAAGAAGTAATCAACGTGAGCTACACACTCAAGGTTGACTATCCAATCACAGACACTGAAATTTATAAAAAATTTCAGGAAGACATGCTCATCATCGCCCCCACTCCTGTAACTGGCCGGCAACTGTTCCGGATTAAGGAGATCAGCGAGCAAGATGACACAGTAAGTCTGACTTGCCAGCACATCACAGAGGACATCTTCAAGCGCTCTGTTCGTCCTATCAAGGTTTCAAATTCAACCTGTCAAATCGCCTTGAATGCTATGATTTCAGCAGTCAAGACACCACTTGGGAAGTTCTCTTTCACAAGTAACATCATGGACAATAGAACCTTCAACACTACAGAAGATGAAACGCTTTATAAGATCCTGATGGATGGAAAACATTCCATCGTGGGTGCTTGGGAAGGTGAGATGATCCGTGACAACTTCCTGATTGATATTCCTAAAAGTCGGGGAATTGATCGTGGTGTGGTAATCACCACACATCAAAATTTGAAGCAGTATGAACGAAACAAGAGCAGTTCCAGCATCATCACAAGGCTACATCTGAAGTCAACATTCAAGCCAGAGGGAGCAGAAGAAGACACGGTTCTGAAAGTCACTGTGGACAGCCCCCTCATTGGCAGCTACCCTTACATCAATGAAGCTGAGTATGAGAATAATGATCTTACTACAGAGGAAGAATTGAGAAAATGGGGTGAAGCCAAATTCAAGAATGGAGACATTGACAAGTCCACTGATCAGATTAAAGTTGAAGCCTATGAGCTAGATGGTCAAACTGTGCATCTTGGTGATACAGTGACCATCATGAGCTTGAAGCATGATGTCATGATGAAGAAAAAAGCTGTGGGCTATGTCTATGATGCTCTGTCAGAAGAGTATATCTCTCTTACATTTGATGACAAGGCTGGCCACGGTGGAGGTATGTCAGGATCAAATGGAATTTCTGATGTAGCATCTGAAATCCTTGATACAGTCCAAAAGACTCAAGAGGATGATGAATACTACAAGAAATTGAAAATATTGGTTGATAATGCCAACAGAGCCTTTGAAGACAAAGCAGGAGCTTTGAAGAAAGAGATCACAGATGGCATTGAGGAAGCCAAGGCTCAGGCTGAAGTGGTCAAAGAAGAAATCTCAGCTCAAGTCACTGAGAAGATAGCGACAGCAAACCAAGCAAACAAGAATGAAATTGTGGAAGAGTTTAAGGCTCAATACAATGGTATTGAAGTCAAGATGGAAGGCTTGGAAGCTACTACTGATC